ATCGCCATGCGCTGCTGCAAGACTGATGAAAGTTTCAGCGCCTTCATTGCTCTCGCCGCAACCGTCATCCGACTCCGGTGAACGTCAACACACCCTAGCATCGTCGGTTACATTCTTGCCGGTATAGTCATTGGACCCGCTGGCCTCGGCCTGACTGCGGAGAGCGCTGCCCTGAGCAGTATTGGCGAAATCGGAGTCGTACTCCTGCTGTTCGCGCTTGGTCTGGAATTCTCCTTCGAGAAGCTCGTAACACTCAGGAAGCATGTCTTCGGTCTTGGGGCTGTACAGGTTTCAGTCACGACGATAACGGTTTCGTTGGTAGCGAGTTTGGTCTTCGATCTCGCATCAGTTTCCGCAATCCTCATCGGCGGGGCCGTTGCGATGTCATCCACAGCCATGTGCCTCAAGGTGCTTGCGGGGGCGAATGCGCTTGGGTCTCCGGCGGGTCGGATGGCGATCTGGGTCCTGCTGTTCCAGGATCTGGCCGCCGTCGGGCTGCTGCTCATGCACGACTCGGCGACCGGCACGGCCGAAGGGCGCGGCGTCGCAACCATGATCGGCGGCGCAGCGGCCCTTGTGGCACTTCTCTTTATCGCGCGGGGACCGCTTCAGGCCCTAGCGAGGTGGACGGCAACGCAGCGGGACCCCGAACTCGCGCAGCTTCTGGCTCTGGCGATTGCCTTCGGGTCGGCGATTGCCGCGACATCGGTCGGTCTGTCGCCCGCGCTCGCCGCCTTCGCGGCCGGCATGATCATCGGCGAAGGCGATGCGCGCCACGTCGTCGAAAAGGAAATCCGGCCGTTTCGCGATCTGTTCGTGGGCGTCTTCTTCATCGGCATCGGAGTGCAACTGCCCCTCGGGCTGATCCCCGATGTCTGGCCTGCCGTACTGATCTGGCTGGCGATCCTGATTATCGGCAAGGCCCTGATCGTGATTTTGCTCGGGATGCTGTTCGGGGAAGAAGCGCAGGTCATGCGCAGGGCTGGCATGATACTCGGGCATGGAGGCGAATTCGGCCTCATGCTTGTTTCCGTATCCCTGTCCTCGGGGCTTATCTCCGACATGGTTGCCGGACCCATTCTCCTTGCTATCGGGATCAGCATGCCGATAGGGAGCATTCTTGTCCGCCGGGCCGCGCGGTCTGGCGCCGGAGTCGACTGAAGTCCAAGGGAGCGGCCCTGCCCGGCGGAAGCGCGATGCAGGCTCCTCAGGCTTCAGAAATCCGTCTCGACATAGACCCCGGCGCAGTCATAGGCGACGGCAGCAGCCGTGGCGCCGGTGTTCATGAATAGCCGGGGCGACAGGAACTGTGTCGCGGCAGGCAGATCGGCGGTGATCTCCTGTTCGAAGATCGCGCCGGCCACCTCGTCCACCACGCGAACCCATACGGAACTGCCGTTCGGCGGGGCGGCTATGTAGAGGGTCAACACGCCGCCGGTGGTGATGGTAAAGCTCGCGCCCACGTCGGTCAGCGTCGGCGCGCCCGTGCCGTCGTTGGCCACGAGTTGCCAGCGTGTGTGGGTGCCGCGCTGGAAGCCGATACCGATGCAGTTGATGGCGGCGGCCAGAGTCAGGGTGGTGGCCAACGCAGCGGTAGAGCCGTAGAGGCCGAAGAAGCCCATGCCGGTCGCCTGCAGCGTCGTCAGCGAAATCCGCGTGACGAAAGTCCAGCCGCCCAGCCCCGCCGCATTGCCGCGCCAGCAGGCCCAGCCTGCTGATCGCTGGTCGGCGGCCGAATCCACCACCGCCGCCGAAGTCAGGCGCCAGCGGCGCATCGAGGCGGCGAGGTTCGTGGCGGCCAGCGTCGGGTGCGAGACGGTGCCGACGGACGTGATGGGCAGGCCCTCGCTGTTGATCGTGGTGCCGGTCGAGGGTGACCAGTTGGCGATCCGGTTCACCCCGAAATGCGGCTGCAGCGCGAAGTCGCGGCCGGACGGACGCATGACATCGATCCACGGCGCTCCGGCCCGGTTGCGGGCATAGATCGCCGCCTTGCCTGCGGAAGGTGGGGTCGGCGCTGCATTGAGGCCGGGCAGGACCGTGGGCTGCGGCAGTTCCACTTGGCCGCTGCTGCGGTCGACGCGGATGGCGTCATAGAAGGCCGAGCCATCGGGGCTGACCTTGAAGCTGAAGTCGTCATTGCCGAGGAGACCGATCAACGCTCGGGCCGAAAACCCGGTCTTGAAGGCGAAGGCGGCGTCGTTCGCCGGGGCGGCCTTGTTCACTGTCGCCTCGATACCCGCGCCGGCGTTGTTCAGAAGCACTGCGGGGGTGTTCACGGACAGCCGGTTATAGCTGTCGGCCGTCGCCCCGCCGAGGCCCAGCAGCTGCGCGCTGAGGTTGGCCTGGGGCATGCCGACCTGCGTCACGGCATTGGCGAAGGTCACGGTCGGCGTATTGATGACCGTCGTACCGTTTGCGCGCGAGGTGGCCGAGCCGATGTTGACGACGGTGGTCGATCCGGACGCGCCGCCGACTCCGATGTTCACGGTCTTTGTGACCCCGGTCGTCGTCGCGCCGGTGCCCAGCCCATAGGTCGCGGTGCCCGTCGCCGTGCCGATGGTTGCGGTCGCGGCGGCGACCGTGACCGTGCCTGAGGCGGTCAGTGAGCCCGAGAAGGTCTTGTTGCCGGTGAAGGTCTGGGTGCCCGCCAGGATCGCCAGCTCCGAGGAGGTGTTCGGCAGGGTGAAGCTGCGGGTGGTCCCTGCGCTGATCCCTGCCAGCGAGAAGGTGGCCTTCTTCGTGGGATCCGCATCGTTCACCAGGCTGAACACCGCATCGGACACGTCGCGGGGCTCGCCCACCACCTCCCAGGCCGCGCCGGTCCAGACGAGGAACAGCCCCTCGGCCGCGATCCAAGTGATCCAACCGGGGCGCGGCACGAGGCGGATCCACGCGCCATCGATCCAGAAGGCGATGTTCAGGTCCCAACCGGCCCAGAGGCCGGTGGCTCCCGAGGCCACCAGATGCCGGTCCCCATCGGCGGGGCTCGCTGGCGGCGCGGTGCGCGTGCGGTCGAGCACCGACAGCTGCACCATGGCGTCCAAGAGGCGCAGGGCCTCATTGTGGGTGACATGCTTCTGCGCCTGAGCCGCCAGCAGATACGGCAGTCCCAGATGGGTCGTGGTGTCGGACATGGGTCGTCCCTTCAGAACAAGAGGGTCACAGTCGCGGGCGTGCCGCGGCCGAGGCGGTTCGAGAGCTGGTAGATGCGGATCGCCAGCGTCTGACCGGGGCCAAGCGGCGTGCCCCAATCGGCGGTCTGCTGGGCGGCGGTGTAGAGGACGGAGGTCGTGATGCTGGTGAGCGTCCTCTTGACCAAGGCCCCGTCGATGATCTGGATGTCGTAGCTCTCAGAATCCTCAGCCAGCGGCACCTCGACCTGTTCCCAGGCATCGGCCACCAGCGCGCGCGACCGCCGCGTCCAGCGGAGGATCAGATCGCCCGGGTTGCGCGCCGCGCGCCATGGTTGTTCGACATGAACCGGGGCAAAGGGCACAAGGCCGCGCCCGGTCGGCGTGAAGCTCTGCGCCACATAGGTCTCGTCGCTGACCGGGCGGCTCGCCGGGCCGATGCGCCAGTTCCAGGGGAGCCCGAGATCGGCCTCAGCGATCGGCAGTGGTGCCAACGAGGCGTCCAGCACCACGACGCGGGCACCGGCGGGCGCCGAGTTGCCGATGGCGGCCTCGGTCCCGCGCTGGCCGCGCAGGAGCCGGGTCAGGCGATAGCGACCGGGGGCCAGCAGTTCGGCCACGCCCGCCTGCACGATCTCCCAGACACTCGGTGCGCTCTCGATGGCGAGCGCGTTGGCGCCGCCGAACAGCGCCAGATCCGTGACGCTCTCCAGCGTGCCGGTCAGCAAGTCGACCACCAGCGCGTTGCCGAGGTCGAAGCGCGAGGTGGGCCCGGCGTAGAAATCCGAGATCAGCGTGCCGATCCGGGCGCGCGCGCCGAACGTGGCCAGCAGCTCGAAGCCGTCGGTCGAGGGGCTGCGGAACACCGCCATCTCGCCGGGCCATGGCACGGCATGGGCGGCGATGAGCGGCCGATGCGCGGGCTGGTTCTCGGAGAGCTGCGGCAGGTCCAGCAGCAGCGCCTCCGGCGCGCCGAATACTACTGCTCGCGTCAGAGAGGCCGCTCGGGGATCGCCGGGCGGCAGGTCGTAGGCGGCGCGGTCCTGGCGGACAGCCTCGATCCCGCGCGCCTCGGCATCGGCGACCGAGACGAGGCGGAATTCGACCTCACGTCCGTCATGCGCCAGCCGGATCACGTCGGCGGGATCAAGGGCGAGACACGAGGGCGGCAGGCGAAAGGTGGCGCTTTCCCGACCGATCCATGCCTCCATCAGCGCCCGGCGGCAGCGGCGTTCGACCTCCTCGGGCGGGATCGCCATCGGGAAGCTCTCGGAGGCGATGCGCGTCGTGTCGACCGTGATGCGCCGCGCCTCGACGAGGGCGGCGTCGTAGTCCTCGTCGGCGCGGGCGACCTGCCACTTCAGGGCTTGCGGCAGTTCGGTCTCCTGGCCGCGGGTCAGTTCCAGCGCCTCGCCCTCGCGGCTGGCGACAAGATTGTCGATGGCCAGTGTGGCGACGGAGGCCCGGCCGCGCATCACGAAGCGGATCACGCCCTCGGTCTCCGCCGCGTCGAAGCCGAAATGCCGCGCCAGCGTGGAAATCGAGGCGCGCGGGCTTTCCAGCGCGCCGATCACATAGCCCTCGACCGCGCCCCAGAGGCCAGAGACGTCGATCAACGCCTCATCGAGCCCAGCGCGCAGGCAGAGGTGGCGCACGAGGGCCGCCAGCGACACCGCCCCAAGCCGCCCGGTCAGCCAGTGCCCGAGCCGCCAGTTCGCGCCGTCGGTCCAGACGTCGGTCAGCGCCGGAAAGAACGGATAAGGCCGCGCGTCCCAGGTCCAGGCGGCGCATTCGGGGACATGCACCATCCGGCCGCCGTAGACCGAGGACAGCGGGTTGTTCGCGGCTTCGCCCCACCAGAGCCAGGTGGCTTCCAGATAGGCGCGCTGGATCGCGTCGTCCCGCCAGCCGCGCGAGAAATGCGGCGTGAAGCTCTCGGACGATTTCGGGTCGAAGAAGACATTGGGCTGGTTGGTGCCGCGGTCGATGGCCGGGCAGCCAAGCTCGGTGAACCAGATCGGTTTCGACTGCGGCACCCATGCCGTCGGCGTGCCGCTTTCGACCCCGCCCGGGCGGTTGAAATGCGGGTTCGACCACCAGGCGCGCAGATCCTTGTAACGGAAGACCCAAGGCTTGCCTGCTGCGCCGTCGGTGATGGGCGTGCGGATTTGCGCAGAGCGGTCGGCTGCCGAGGCGTAGAACCACTCAAACCCTTCGCCGCCGGCGATGTTCGCCTGCAGATAGGCCCGGTCGTAGATCGCGGGCCAACCCTCGGCGGCATCCGCATGGTCGAACCCGTCGCGCCAGTCGGAGAGCGGCATGTAGTTGTCGATGCCGACGAAGTCGATCTCGGGATCGGCCCAGAGCGGGTCGAGGTGGAAGAAGACGTCGCCGCTGGCATCATTCGGATGGTGCCCGAAATATTCCGACCAGTCGGCGGCGTAGCCGAGCTTGGTGCCTCCCCCGAGGATGGACCGGACATCGGTGGCCAGATCCCGATAGGCCTGCACCGCCGGATAGCTGCTGGCGCCCGAGCGGATGGTGGTCAGCCCCGGCATTTCGGAACCGATCAGGAAGGCATCGACGCCCCCGGCCGCTTTGCACAGATGCGCGTAGTGCAGGATCATCCGGCGCAACGACCATTCCCCGACCGGCCCGGTCCAGTTGATATTGGTGCCTGACACGCTGAAGTTCGCGGGTGTCGCCGTGCCGAACAGTGCCGACACCTGCGTGGCAGCGGGGGCGGTCTTGTCCACCGACCCTGCAAAACCCGCAGCCGGGGAACAGGTGATCCGCCCCCGCCAGGGGAATGTCGGCTGGCCCAAGGCCGCGGCATTGGCGCTGTAGGGATTGGGCTTCATGTTGCCGGGTGGGACGTCCAGCAGCAGGAAGGGATAGAAGGTCACCCGCAACCCGCGTGCCTTCATCTCCTGGATCGCCTGCACCACCGCGAAATCCGAAGGGGTGCCGCCGTAGACCGGACGATCCTCGGCATCTCGGCTGACCAGAAACGCGTCAGCACGGCTGACGCCGTTCACGACCCATGCCGACGGTGTCGTGGTCTTGGCCGCAACCTCGACGCCCGGCCGCACCTTGCAGTTTCCGGCGCGCAGATCATCGCCAAACCAGGCCACGACGAGGCTGACGCTTTCGACAGCCGGGGCCATGGCCTGCAGCCGATCAAGGGCCACGACGATGTCAGCGGTGTCGGTGATCGCGTTCAGGTTCTCGGCCACAGTCGCGCCGCCAGCGCCGGTGGTCTTCTTGACAGGCGCGGTGGCATAGCTGAATTCGCCCGAGGCCGGGATCATCGTCACCGCCTTGACCAACCCCTCGGCGGTGTCCGGGTCAGCGAGCGGCCGGAAGACCTCGAACGACAGCTGCGGCAGGCGGTTGCCGTAGGTCGCAAGCGGCAGCTCCTCGAAGACGACATAGGCGGTCCCGCGATAGGCCGGGGTGTTGGCCGCGCCCATCTTCGCGGCGATGAACGGATCGGCCGCCTGCGCCTCGTCGCCGGGATACCAGCGCCAGGTGACGCCCGAGAGGTCCATCGGCTTGCCGTCGGCCCAGATACGCCCGATCCCGGTGATTCCCCGCCCTGCCGGGCCTGCTCCGCCTCCATTCTCTCCACCGGAGAGAATGGTCCCTGCGGGACCGGCTTCGGAGCCTTCGCACAGCGCCACGGCAAAGCTTGCATAGTACAGATACTCGGTGGTCTTGACCTTGCCGCCCCCGCCACCCTTGCCGCCGCCCTGCGTGGTGGTCTTCGTCTCCTCGCGGAAATCCGTCGCCCAGATGATGTTGCCGCCCATCCGCATCCGACCATAGAGCCGCGGGATGACCGCGCCTTCGGTGGCCGAAGTGATGCGCAGCGTGTCGAGCCGCGCGCCCTCGATGCGCTGCGTCGGCGCCAGCGACGAGATGATCCAGCTGTCCACGACCGAGCCTATGGTCGAGCCGATGAAGCCGCCGATGGTCGCGGCGCTGACGCCGAGGATCGCGCCGCCGATCGACCCGCCAATGGCGGCGCCGGCCGCGCCGAGAACGAGGGTGGCCATGTCGGGGTCTCAGCGTTGCGGGAACAGGAAGGCGAAGGCGATGCGCCGCCGCCAGGATGGGGTGAGCGGTTCCTCAATCACGCCGAGCCGCTCGTAGGCGTGGAGGAAGGAGCCGGGCCCGGTGAGGATCCCGACATGCTTGGCAATGGCGCGCGACGTCATCCGGAACAGCACCAGCGCGCCGGGACCGGCATCGGCTGGGGCGATCTCCGGCATCATGCGGCGCGCGCCCTCGGCCAGCACCTCGCGCGGGCCGGTCTCGCCCCAGTCCCGGCTGTAGGGCGGGATCGGGAACGGCTCGGGGCCGACGACATCGCGCCAGACGCCGCGGGCGAGCCCGAGGCAATCACAGCCGACGCCCTTGAGGCTCGCCTGATCATGGTACGGCGTCCCGAGCCAGGACCGTGCCGCCGCGATGACTTTGTCGGGATCGGCGGTGTTCACAGCACGCCCCCATCATGGCCACCATCCTTCGTCGCATAGCGCAGGACGGCGTCCTGGCCGGGGATATGCGGAAAGCCTCGGAAACTGGTGGTATTGGCGAACTTCGCCCCGCAGGTCTCGATCCGCTTGTCGCAACCCGCACGGATGGTGAAGGCGTCGCCCTCGTTGATGGCCCGCACCGGCGCTTCGAGCAAGGTCAGCACAGCGATGCCGTCCGTGACGTCATGACCCAGCACCTCGGTGCGCCTCCCAGCATTCGCGCCGCCGGTCCATTCGATGGTCCCAAAGGTGAACCAGCCAGAGGCGAAGCCGTCGAGGCTCGAGGCAGTGAAGGCGCGGTCGCGCAGAAGATCGATGACGGCGCCGGTTCCCTTGAAGGCCGGTTCCGCCAGATCGACGCCGCAGCGCGCATCGCCGAGCGCGGCATCGCAGGTCGCCTGGAAGGTCCGCCCCACCGTCTGGCCGAGGACATGGGCGAGCGAGCGCACCTCGGCGACGAAGGCCAGCCGCCCGCGCCGGATCTGACCGATGGCTCCGCGCCGCATCAGCACGCGCTGTCCGGTGTCGGCCCAGTTCACGCGCCAGACCTCGACCGCCGCGTTGTCCCAGCGGCCATCGAGGATGTCGGTCTCGGTGATGCGGTCCGAGGTCAGCACGCCTTCCGCGTCCTGCGCATCGACCGACAGGTCCGAGCCCGAGCGCACCTCGGACGCCGTCAGCCCGCTCTCGGGTTCGAAGTCCGTGCCATCGAAGCTGAGCGTGCGGTCGTGATCGGTGAAGCCGAAGGTGACGCCATCGGCCCGGGCGATCCGCCACACCCAAGCGAGCGTCGTCGTGCCCTCGTCGAGATGGGCCTGAAGCTCGGGCGAGAGGGATTTCACTTCCGCCCCCAGCCGCGAAGCAACGCCAGAGAGGCCAGTGCGGACGAGACGACACCGCCGCCAGCGCCGGTCAGCGCGTAGATGTTGAAGGGCCTCAAGTCGAAGGTGCCGGTCGCCAGATCGAAATCCGCCAGCCCGGCCATCGCCAGACCAGAGGCCGCCAGACAGGCAAGGTAGATCAGCCCACGCGCAAGGTTCCAGTTCATGATGTTGCCTTTCCTTTGAAGTGGTCCAACAGCCTCCGCCACCACGGCGGAGCGACAACGGATTGCGTCGGCACCGACGCAGTCGACGGCCGAAGTAGCGCCAGCGCCTCGTTCTCGGTCAGACGCCGGATCGGTCGCGAGAAATCGACCCGGCCGTTGCGGTCGACCGACCAGACCGGGATGGTGCCGGCGGGATAGCGGCCCGTGGCGAAGAGGTCGCGCTCGGCCTCACGCCGCGCTTGGATCGCGGCGGGTTTGAGCCAGCCCATGAAAGCCGCTGCAGCTGCAACCCGGTCGCCCGCGTTCAGGTGCCGGGTCAGCGCAGCCTTGGCGATGCCGCCTGTATTGTAGTGAAACGAAACCAGCGCATCGAACTCGTGCGGCTTGAGCGGCACCTTCACGGCGCGCAGGACGGCGGCCTCGTAACGCGCGAGGTCGGCGCGGGAGACCCCAAAAGCCTCGCGGATCCCTGCATCTAGATTGGCGGGCATGCCGCGCGGCATCGCGGCCGGATCGGGTGCCCCG